CTCGTCGTTCAGTCGTTACACTGCCACTAAGCCCGTGGTTTGGTTTACCAACTGTTAAGTTCACTCAACCTTCTCCGGGGGACCAGCCATAGGATCTGCTCGGTCAGGGGGGGCATACCCCTTATCCGATCTTACGAGACACGGAAGTTGCTACTATACCGGTGGGACGGCACACATCCGACGCATGATTTAGGTACCCAATGAAGGGCTCACACCGACGCCCTTATTAAATATAGGCGGATCTACCCACTACCTTGGTCATCGGTCATCTGGCCTCGGGCCCTCACTATGGGGTCTGTACCATTACCGACAACGGTCAAGGCGGCATAAGTTTTAGGGCTTGCCAGGGCCACACGATCGGGACACGATCATTCCAACCCCTCGGGGGCGCGATCAACGCGCTTTGAAAGCTCCATGGGAGAGAGAGAGAGTCAGCCCAGCCAGCATCACCACGTGGAGGTTCTCTTTGATGCCAAAATGTCCCCACCAGGGGGAAAAGAAAGGTTAAAAGGGTTTGAAAAGGACGAGGAAAACTAAACCAAAGGTCCACGGAACACGGAGTCAACATCAGGAATGGTGGCGGGGTCATAAGGAATCGGAGGAATGGCCACTTGAGCGGCGTGAGCCGCAGCCACTGGATCCGTCAGAACCCGCTCTTGCGACTCAGGGACATTGATATCAGTCCCAGGGCCTCGCAAAGGGACACCATGGTAGTTATAATGACCACCGCCAAAACGACGTTCGAGGTAGAGGAGAGCTTCAGGCGCAGCATCCGAACCAGGGAAAACGGGACGAGGAAGGAGACGCCCATTACTTGAAAGGCGGCAAACGAGACCAAAATGCACCCATAGGGCGTCCCGAATGATGTCGTATCCAAAATTCGACATCTGGGGCGTTGGGCCGACCTGGACACGAAGGAGGAGGTCCAGAGCAAGGTCCCGAGTTGGGTTGTAACCAAGATGTGTGAAGACCAGACCACGGAAACATTCCAACCCACAGAGATCAGAAGCCCCAGAAACGTTCACCCGAGTATGGGGGACGGGAAGCGGTGCAAGGTGATCCGAGTCGGAAGGGAGCGCCTCATCGGCGTCCGCGGCGTAGAACACATCTTCACCAAACTCAGCTTCGTCGTCGACGTCCAAGGCTTCGAACGCCTCGATGTCACGGATTCCGGTTTCGAACTGCGGTGCAACTTCCTTGTCAAGATCACCAAACATGAAGGTGTCAGGATGAGATCCAATGATGTTGACAGCATTCGAGACATAAGTACCCCAGGACATTAGCTCTCCAGACTCCTCGATGACGTCCTCATAGGCGCGGAAAGCCCTGAGGAAACGGGAATAAGTCCATCCGGGTGTCGCTTGGAACAAAGGGTAAGCAATGGTGATGTCCTCATCTATCGAATCGGCGATCTCCCTTGGAAAGAATGAGGATGCATATTCGAGCCCAACAGGAAACGCACCAATATAGTCGAATGGTTGAAAGCTAACAGGCTCAACGACGCGGTCCATGACCTTGTACAAATGGAAGGTCCCATCGCAAGTGCGGCCAGTACGGCCGCACCTTTGCAATAGTTGGGCTTCGGTCAACCTAGTGGAATACACCCTGACGGACTTGTCCTTCCCGGCATCCATCCTTGATTCGTAGTCAGAGTCGGCGGTGTGATCAACCATGTCCAAAGTGACACGGATATCATAATCCATCGAAAAGACATGGGCGACATCAGGGATGGTAAGGCCGGCGTCAGAGACGTTCGTGGACACGAAAACCGATGCGTGACGATCGAAATCCTTATGCTTGCTCGAAATGATGGTGGCTTGACCAGGCGGTAACCTGTCGCGGATCTTATGAGCCATCTTAAGGGACGGGACAAACACGAGGGTGCGGTCGATCCCAAAACGTCCTTTAAGAAACTTGATGACCTGGTCTCGATAATTCTTCGGGGACCGGACGACGTTCTGAATGGTCGTCATCGTGAACTGGGTGACCGCCGGAATCCGGATGACGTCATAAGGGATGCTTGGTGGAGGTGTGGCACTCATGAAAATGAGTCGCTGATTGGACCTCTTCAACCATTCGATAACGGTGTTGTACGCTGGTTCATCGATATGGGCTTCATCACATATAAAGACGGACCCAGGTGACCGCAAGTTCGGAGACGCCATGAAGGATTGGACCGTAGTGTAAACGACGGGTTCGTCGCCCCGCGGTTTGAAGCCCTCGGTCGCCAGGCCGATACGGATACGATGCCCAAAGACTTCACGCATATACCGACCAACTTCACGGACAAGCACAGCCCTGGGCAAAATGACAATCACCCTGCGACGGATGGCCTCGGAGATACGGATGACCATCCGTGTGGACTTGCCCGTCCCGGTAGGTGCGCTCAGGACGAAGGACTGCTCTGGGTCAACAGCGAGGAGGCGCAACCGGGCATCAAGAGGTTGAAAGTCAATAGAGCCGGACGGCGTAATCCAACGAAAGAACCTGGTGAAGATGTCAGCGACGAACCATGATGGAGAAGGCGGATTCCAAAGGATAGGGGTGACCCAAGGGATGTCGAAGTCGATAAAGGATAAAAGAAAGACAAGAATCGTCTCAAAGATGTGGATGTCGAGCTCAACTACGACCTGGGTGATATGACCTGTCAACATGAACCAGAAATTGACGAAGAAGGAGTCGAAGAACCTGAACAGATCAAAGAAGGAGGGGGAACGACCCTTTCGGCGGAAGATCGAGGAATAGGCCATGAAGATCCAGTGGCGAACAAGCAAGGAGGAGAAAGGGACATCGACAACTTGAAGTGACTCAGATCGAAGGAAGGAATATGGGCCCTTGGAGATAAGAGTCCGGACGACGGAAGGGTCGTTAGTAATCCCACCACCCTGTGCGATCAAAGCAAGGGGCCAAGATAGGCGGTTCGCCAACTTGAGTTGTAACCAATCAGCCCAGGACAAGTTCCGATATCTGGGAGAGAGGAAAGTTGGGAAATCAGCCAACCACCTGACAAGAACACCCCAGACGTCTTGGTCATCGACAATCTCAAAACCGACCTGATTCTCGATCGGTTCTTCCTCCTCATCATGGGAAAGAGGTTCACCCACATGGACATCTCCAGAATACCATTGCCGCAGGACGTCATTATAGGATTTGGCCGGACGGATATTCTTCGCCTTGATCCCACGCGACAACCAAGCAGCCTTATTGTCCTGAAGCATGTTAGCGGCTTTCTTCGAAAGGACCTTGTAGATGTCTTGATGATGAGCAGTGAGATCGATATAGGCGAGGAGTGTCTGGTAGGATCGGAAGGTATCAGACACAGCCCGTGCAAGGACCTCCCCCTTCAACTTCTTGGTCAGCCTTTCCGGATCATGGCACGTGGCAAAGTTCAAAGGGACCTTGATACCGGCTTCGTCGAGTTCAAGACGGATCTCCGATGTGATCGGCAGGGGAACCTTGGCCAGGAAAGAGAACTTCCCTTCTACCCAACCACCAGGTGGTGGGGTGGCAGCGACGGTCGGAAGAGCATCAACACCGGGGGCCTCGTCGCGCATGATGGTACCGAGGCGTGCCATGGCGGACATGGCAGCTTCGGGACACCAACCGAAAACGCGATCGAATCCGAGGACATGATCATCACCAAAATTCGCGAGGGTATTGTACTTGTAGAAGTCCCGGGAAGGGAGTCCCGTGACAATGCGCCAAGCGAAGAGATAGTTGATGATGAGAGCAAGGGAATTATCCGTCGAAGTCGATGAATGTCCGGTGGTGAACCCCTGGCCCTTGGTGAAGACGTCCCCAAAATTCTTGAAACCCATCGGCTGCGTGAGAAGCTTTTCATAAGCCACATCGATCAACTCGCAAATCCGTTCCTGATCCTGATGTCCATCGAACCCCTTTTGCCGCAACCGTTTGACCATCTCCAAGACAGGTGGAGCTTGGGTCGAATCGAAAGCGGTCATGTCGCCAGCAAAGACAGCCTCATGCCCCATCAAAGAGGTCCACAAACGATTCAAAGTGAGCCCATTAGAAGGCATGCCGACCTTCATCGGCGTGTCCCAAAGGTGGTAATTGTGGTTGGGCTGGTAGTTGAACACGGTGGTCAGGACATGATGGGCGAACGGAGACCCAATGATGGTACGGACCGAACGAGTGAAAGCCTTCTTGAGCTTAAGATTCTCCATCTTTGTGAACACCGGAGACGGTTGGTCGAGAGAGGTCGAAACCTTGAAAACATCCTTCCAGAACTGCACAAAGGCCCCATCGCCACCCATACCCTTGATGATCTGCCGTCGGGATAGCTGGCGAATAGTGCCATCCTTGTGGAAGATGCCGAAACCAAAGCCCATGTTGTACTTCTTCACCCACTTAGCATAGATCGCCTCAGGGGTGGTGAGCTTCGAATGTTCGAACTGAACTCGGACACCTTCCCAGAGTCCATCAAGGACGTCATCAAAGTCATGTCGATCAAGGGTGGTCTTATGGTTACCTGTCCAATACCGAGCAGTGGAGACCAACTCTTCCCAGACACCAGTGAACGTAGAACTGTGTCGATTCCCGATCCATTCAGGGCGGAATTCCAAGGGAGACCAAGAATGATACGCCGTCTTGAGGGCACGGAAACCCAGACGATAATTCGAGGATCCAAGGAACCACTGGAGAAGGTCGGCATGTTCGGTGAGGTACGTCGCCTGGGATTCTTCCCCAAGCGAGTCGGTGAACCCAGGTAAAGCCGAGAGGCCAAGGCCAGCCAAGTCTTGGTAAGTCCGGGAAATGGAAGCGATGGTCGGTGCTCGATACTGGGCGGAGATGAATTCAGGAAGTCGGAAGTCATTCAAGGCGGTGACAGTCCGAAGAGTCCACTTCCTCAAGAGGTTCGGAGTCTTGATGAGGAAAATCGAGCTCAAATCCCCAGAACGGCCTCCACGAAGGGCCCCATGGTTGACAGTCACTTCGGTGATTTCATCAACCTCCTCGTCAGGGAGAGCGAGGAAGTTCCAAAAGCCGACCGGGACGATCTTGAAGAGTTTAAGAATGGACCGGGCGAAAGAAAAGAAAGTTGAGGTATCGAACCTAAGAACCAGGTATGTAAAGAGCGTGGCGAACAGGTCGAAAACTTCATCCGGAACCATGAAAGGTACGAGGGACCAGGCCAATGCCCTGATGACAAGGGCCGGTAGGTAGAAAACTTTCAAGAAGACCCTCCCAAGGTTCTGAACCAAAGTCGCAAGCAAGAACAAAAGAAGGAAGAGAAGTTGGTAAAGGAAAATAGGTATCGTGGTCACCAAGGATTCCTGAAAGAGGACGTTGAGATGATTGTCATCCAGCCCGGCGGGATCAGTCCGGGTCGTATAAACAAACTGGCCCGACCGAGTCTGGACACAAAGGTCGAACGAGGGATTGAAGAGGTCATTGGCCATCAAGAAGACGTTGCAAACCGAGACCTTTAAAACCCTCGGGAAGGCAAGGAAGAACTCCGTAACCGTCCGGGTCGCCCAAGTGGAACCCAACATGTGGAAAGGGTAACGAATGATGACCATGAGAATGTACATGTGAACTTGGCCTCGGAAGAAAAGAATGGCGGCGACCAAGAAAACCACGGAACAACACAAAGGGACAAAGGCCAAATAAGCAATGACAAAACGAGGGACAAGGACCATGGCGCAAAAGATGTCAATCGACAAGAAAACGCGGAACCGGGACCAACGGGACGGGGCGGAGACCCATCTACGTTTAGGTTCAGATGGCGTAAGATTGCCGAAAATGTTCATGACGACCTCGAGCGGAAGGCGAGCAAGGTGAGTGCCCAACCGGATGAACCTGACCATGGCTGGAAGGGTCGAGAAAGCCGAGGCAGCCGAGGCCAAAGGGTCACGAATGAACATCCGGAAACGGAAATAGAACGGAGTCGCGAAGACACCCAGGTCCGTCAAAGCTTGGGGATGAGCCCCGGTCGAAAAGAAATACAAGATCGAGACAAATGAGAGGACGAACTGTAAATTCATGAAAACAATCAAAGGGAAGCAAACGAGCGTGGCGGTGAATAAAAGGGTGACGGGGTAACCGACCAAGAAACCAGTGAAAATAAACAAACCGAAAAGGTTGACAAAACACCAAGCGATAGCCCAGTAAATGCCAACAAAAGAAAAGATCCGAGCGATAAAACCCACAATGATGGGTGAATCGACCCAATCCAAAAGGCGATGAATCAGAGCAGGAATGACTCTGGAGAAGTAAAGCCCGGAGGCCAAGCTGAAGATGGCGTCGGCCTGCAAAGGTCCGAGAAGAAAGCCAGGAAGGTAAGGTCCTGACAATTGTAGGAAGGAGGCGATAATCAGACCTCCGACGCCAGCATATGGAGAGAACATGACCCCAGCAAGGGTCACGAACAGAGTGAGGGCGGATATGCCAGAAACCCAATACGGGAGTGTGGCAGAGATGACCTGGGCCACAGTGGTGTACTGCAGGCCAAGGGAAAACAAGAAGAAGAAAACACGGAAGAAAATAATAGACATCGGGGGGTCGTTCTTATGGGTAGACGCCGAAGCCAATGAATAACAAACAAGTAGTTTCCTGTCTTTGGGGCTGGCTACAGCTTAACACGGGGGTGAAGCCTCTGAAAGTAACTGCGCACTGGCAACCTCACGAATTATCCACAAGTTCTCAAGCAACCTTTACAGCTGCTGTCTACCCCAAGTGGTGCGCTTCGATTGTGAATCCGGCCGCAGAAAACCAATCAAGGTCTCTGTGAAGATTTTATGACTGCCTTTTCAAAGGGCAGAAAGGTTAAGCACGAAAGTGCCGCTCCGACGCACAGCGTTTCGGCCTCCGGAAGGCCTCCTCAGGGAGTACACGGATATTGAATTGAGATAGGGCAATTCGCTTCTTCCTCTGGAAGAACATTACAGACATTCGTCTGATCAAGCTAATGTGGGAATGGAAATCCCCCAGAGGCAAACCCTAACAAATATGATCGTTGGAAACAACATCCATGGCAAGCACATGTAAATGCAAGCAAAGCAAAGTAGGCAAACAAAGCCGATAATCTAGAGCACCTGTATCCAGCA